AACCAAGCAAATTGAAAAAGACATACGGGTGATGTGATGTTAAGAATTTCTGATTTAATCATTTGGAAATTTCTGTTGTAGTTTCTTTTATATTCGTCCTTGTTGGACGTAAATTTGATATTATCGTACATTTTTCACCTGTCATCCTTTATTTCTAACTGAACACATATAGTGCGTCTAACACTTCACAGACATTAAAGTCTCCTAAATCTGGTGGTGTCGGTAGTTTTTGTGGTTTGTCCAACTGGATAACAGACTGACCGTATAGATCATCTAATACATTGGACGTGTACATTTCGACAAAGGATTGTTTTACACAGGAAATAAATTCTTCTATATCAGCAGCAGTAGATCCAAAACAATCATGAATAGTCGTGAAGTTTTTTAATCCCCTCTGATGACTTTTCTCGAGTGCTAAATGTACATTAGCAGCGTCAAGACTATGAACAAAGTTAGCAGCAAAACTTCTTGTAGATTTATTACTATTCACCTCGTCAGTCTCTTCATTAAGTGACAATCTTACAGTGCTAGTGCCTATTTTAGTCTTTATTTGTTTACTATTTTGTAAATAATAATTCTGATTAACATAAAACTTAGAGGGTGTATTCCACTTCATTGTTTTATGTTCATTACCATAACATTTAGCAATGTCTGTTAAATATTTCATAATGATTGATGACTTTGGACATACTTTCTTCACAGTCTGAACAATTTTTCTGGCTAGAAAATAATTATGTTCAAAGCTATCTTTCTCCCAAGGTAGATCTACATCATGTTTATATAAATATTCTCTGATTGCTTTTGTAATACCAAATAACGTACCACTATATGGAATAACCATTACTGGTTTTTTAACCAGCTTTCTTGTTATAACTTCTTTATTATGAAACCATTCAACAGCTAACAGGTCTTCACTATCAGCTAACTCTGTCAGTAGTTCTGCCCTTACTTCATCATATAGATCCTGTACTTCATCAGACTTAATAAGATTTACCCTAGCTGCAAGGTCTTGATCACAGGTCATGGCAGCAAAGTGTTGATACCCATTATTAGTGCCGTCCAACAGGACAGGATGTTTTGATATATACCCATAGCCTTGCTGTTGTAGTTCAAACCACTCAAGACACCAGGCCACAAACTGAAATGGTTCATCTGCCTTGCTCCATATACTGACAGTTGCTTCTGGATTAGTAGCCACCTGATCAGCCAAAGCAAAGCCTTCAGTATTGGCCCATTCAATTCTTTCCTCATAACTACTTTTACTAAGACCCCAGTTATTAGCACCTGCTATACCTAACCAATTCTTAGCTGTCTCATTCTTAATAGCTGCACCATTATGAAATCTATGTAAGGCTCTGGATAAATCATTACCCTGTGGATTGAAAACAGCAGCCACTGGATAAATCCTACCTGTAAAATCTGCTTGCCATACATGATAGAAAGGAGCATCTTTGTAATAAAGGGCTGTATCAAGCAGAGTCAGACATTGAAACCTCCTCATCCTATCGTGTGCATTTTGATCATGGATCAAACTAGCTGCCTTTCTCCACTTCAGTCTTGCATCTTCATTGGTATCAATATCAAATGGTTTAGGTGGCAGTGGTAATGTTTCAGCATCTATCAGACACCCCACTTCTATACTTCTATCCCAACAGCTTTGAGCAATTTCAAGAACACTTGTATTCACTTCCCATTGCGTATTCTGTAAACAATTTAATGCTTGAAAAAACGCTGTTGGTTTCTTTTCTGATACTTCTTGCAAGTAAGAGAGATCCCTGCTCTTGATAGCTTTGATATGTTGCAGTCTCTTGGTATGAAAACCACCATCAGTAGTGCTTAACCATTCAATAGGTTGTTCTACACAGGGCATATAGATTGGATAGCTTGCAAACCTATTCACCCTCTGTCTCTTCATCCATTCGTTAATACTTTCAGTAAACTCCACATAGTTTTGTGTAGTCCTACCCATTCTTTTAGATACAACCTTAACCATACCCAAAGTATTGATTAAAAGATCTAATAGTTTCGTACCTATGCGTAGTTTTTCCTCCTCTGCCCATCTCTTGAAAACAAACCCTCTATTATTCATGTGACCTATCATCATATTGCGTCTATAACGTGGGTGTGTTGTATCTGTTATATGTTTTTTAACCGCAGTGAAATGTCGTTTATCCTCTTCTTCAAAGACACTGAACCGCATTTCATCTTCTAACAAATGCCCTGTCTGCATAGCTATCTGTGTAGCTGTTTTACCCTGTGATGTACCATCAATAATTGCCTTGAAAGCAATAAAAGCTACGACATCTACATCAGGAAACTCTGACAACTTAACAGCAGCAATAGCCCTTGGCCCTGGTTTACCTCTCCAAGACCTATCAATAAATTGCTGTATTGCTTTTGATAAAGGTGCAAGACCAGCAGCAATCATGTTACGTGCATAATCTGTTTCTGATTCTCTTCCTTTGTCAATACACCTCTGGATCTTTCTCTGTCTTGAAGCATAGCCCCGATCAAGCATTTTTTGTTCGATTTTTACCTGTTCACTCATGCTTTGACAGTCTCCATGCTTCTATAAGACATTCCAATTCAAAAATCCTCAGTTTCGCGTTAGCTATCCTCTCATCTATTACCTTGTTTCGTTCGTATTTATACTTGTTGAAGTTAATTACTTTTGGCATCAGATGTTTTGTATTGGGTTATAAGTTCGGCAAGGTCTGCCAGTAGATCATCACATTGATTGCGAAGATCCACTACAGAGTTCCCACCTTCATCAATCAACTTAGCAAGTTCTTCTAACGTGTACTCTCTTGTGCTGAAAGTTTTACGGCACTGCGGATTTTTACACGTACGAGATCTCCATACATAATTAGCGTTAGGTCGGTCTCTTGTCTGACCATAAGCAATAGTATTGCTTCCGCACTTAGGACATTGAATCATTAGTCTCCTTATCCATTGTTAAAAACTTATCATCTAGTTTTTGTATGCACATTTCCCATGCGTCATCATGGCTAATATCTAATAACTTAGATAACTCCAAAGATAAATCTTTTAGATGACTGGCAATGGCATTAAGACTGTACGGATAATCACTCATGTGTCTATCTCCAAAAGTGTTTGAATACATTCTCTTTTTAATAAAGTTATGCACTCTTTTTTATCTAATTGTTTGCGTGGAAGATTAGGTAAAAGTTGTGGAACATTACTACTCTTACCTAAAATTCTACATAACCTTTCATGGATGCACTCTAACTCTATAAGAATTGCATAATCTTTTCTTTTCATGCCAACACCTCCTCTTTCTCACATTCTGGACATAATGGTGCTTCTATAGGATTGTTTTGAATGATTGAAACTATAAATAAAATTGCTACTTGTGATGCAGGTTGTGTTTTGTTAATGATTATTGAAGTACCACTAGGAAATTCAACTCGATCATTAAAAGCTACAACACTTGATTCAGCATCATTCATAATTTGAGAAAACAAGAAGCCTCGTTCATTAGTTTTTTTATCTAATACATACATAGGGTTGTATTCTTCAAGATTTAGACCTGCGGCATCTAATCCTATTTCTAAATGCTTGATAAATTCATCTAAGTTTTTACCTTGTGTTGGTTTTTTAGTTGGTTTCATTTAATAAATAAAAAATCTGGGACAATAGACTCAAAAGAGCCTGTTAAAAATTCATATAGAAAAAATTCTTAATAGGTTCATTTAAAGTTTCGCTACGGATAATAAGCAACTAACATCTAAAAAAAATAAATAAAAAAAAAGAAAGAAGAAAAAGCCTAAAATTAATTAGGCTCTTTCCCTGGTTTATATAAAATGTCCTTATGTTTTTCATTAGGATCGGAGGGTTGGACTACATCATGTGCATGTATCTCAAAGCTCTCTCCTGTATAAGACCAAGCTTCTTCGGGAGCATTATCTGCAATCTTCAAAGCTTCATCTTCATCTTTTGCTTTAACCCATATTTCATGGTCATTATATGAGTTTCCAAAAACTCTATAAATTGGCATTTGTTACCTCCTCATTTACATCTAAAGATTTATAGGCTTGCAGCAGCTCCTCGTTAGTAGCTTCCTGGTTAAACCATATACGCTCGGCTTCTGCACGTCTGGCAGCCTTTAGACTTTCTTCTTGGTGGTTGTTAGGAGTCATTTCTTAGACTCCATAACATCCTTGTAAGCTTCTTCTATAAGCTTGTTTAACTGTTTACCAGTTAAGACGTAAGATCCATTGATTAAGTCATCATCAATAAATCTATACTTTTTGTTTGGTTCTAATTTCATTTAATTAATTAGTTACTGGGCAGTGTTTGTAGCTCCTCCATAGCTCTAAAGAACTACATAAGAACTACTAAGGTTCAATCTATGAGAGAACCCTTTAAAAGCTCCGTAGAGCCTTTAAGGGATTGTCTAAGACTTAACCAGTAGATTCTCTTTAAGATCCTCTATAAGGTTTTTAATATCATCTTCTTCTAATATGTCCTTATCAAACTGTATTTGTTGATAAATATCAGACTCAGATAATATTTCTTCACCCAAGATATAAGCGTACATATTAGCCACTTTCTCAGGATCGGAAAAATCTGTTGAGACTTCACCAAAGTTTGATTGCTCATATTCTCTAATTGTTTCGATAACATCAAAGACATAAGAACTTAGCCATTGTTTAGCTTGGTAAGTTCCAATAATGAAATAATCTTCATTGAGTAAATAATGGTGTAAATCTGATACATCATTATCTAGCCCTACTTGATCCTCTAATTGAGAGATCATATAAGAAATAACATCTTGCTTTAAAGATTCCATTTGGTTAATAAGTTCTGGGGCTTAGTACTGCTATCTATTAGTTAGCTATTAGTTAGCTAGTACTAGACTGTAGTATTACTAAGTGGTGGGCATCGATTAAATAAAATTACAGATTCTTAACACTTTGTAACAATAGACCCCCTTATATTCTATTTTTTATGTCCAAGTTGTCCAAAAGTTTGTCCAAAGTTACCAGAACCCTATCTACCACAAGTGTGTAGAACTGTCTCTATGACAGTACTGCAATAAAAAGACTGTAGTCATAGTAAGAATCTAGGCAAAAAGTCTACATACAAGGGGGGATTTTTAGTTTTGTATATATGCGTAAACCCTAGAAATTTTTGTTCCAAAATTATTTCAGACCTATTTATAGGTTAACTATAAGTTACCTAATAGTTACTTAATAGTTATCTATAAGAAGACTATAAGATCCCTATAGACTGCCCAGAAGTGTCTTATAAGGATCTTATATATTATATTTTATAAGATTATTCTGCAGAAGATAGTTCTATGTATGATCTTATGACTATGTATTTATCTATTATGGTCTTAAGTGTCTAAACTGGGCAGTAATTTGTCAGAGCCAAATCACTACCCACATTCTGTGGTAGCTATCCCCCCCTATAATCCCCCCCTTTCATGGGTTAATTTATCTACAGGTAGTACCTAATAAGTGTTGTTAATAAATCCATCGGAGGAGGTATTAGAATTTCTTATCTGTGCAGGTGTTAGTCCTAGTGCTGTTTGTGTAACAGAATTGTTAATAGAAGAACCCCAGTTATCGAGGTGAATGGCAAGTAATTCATCTCTTCTGGATTTGATATTACGGTCTTCATCCTGGTTCATGTACTCAGTCCAGTAGGCAACTGCCCCTGATAGAGCATCTAGGATGTCATCGTGTACAAGAGAACCTCTGTGTTTTGTTATGCGAGACATCTGATAGAAGAGTTGAAGTTTTAATTTACGTTCTGGAGCTTCGTTAGGATTGGATCTATAGTCTTTTTCTACTACCTTTCTGTCGAATATAAGCCTGTGAGAGTTCATTACAGGTTCAAGGGTATCTATTATCCTTAGTTCTTTGGTCTTATTGTTACGTACGTCTTGTACTTCACAGGGATGATAACGGAGAAGAAAGGGTTTAAGTAGTTCAGCAAACATACCACCACCCATATTTGACTCAACGAGTATGGTATTAACTTTATTTGTCTTAGCTATTTTAGATAGTGTTGTTAAAACAGCGTCTGAGTATCCACCGTTAAGACCACCTGCGTCTGGGACGTATAGATTACCGTTTAACATCTTTACTACAGCGTAACCAGTAGCATCTCTACCCTTACCAGAGGGGTCAATGAACATTACAGAGCCTGTATATTCAATCCAATCACCGAATTGTTGTGCAGGTCTGTAGAAGTGGTCTCCATTAAAGCCTACACAGGGTAATTCTTTGATGACGTACTCGGGAGAGGAAGACCATATAACCTTTTCTGGTGCATGGTCTGGGTTTACTGATGAAATTATTAGGTCTGATAGTTTTAGAGGGTAACGGTCTTGGTCTGATAGAGATGTATCAAGCATGAACTGCAAACTAAACCCAGAACGTCCATAGGAGGCTTCACGTTCCATCAGATCTATTGATGAGAACCTATCAGGGTCAACAGGATCTTTAGGCTTTACAAGCTCTTCTGATAGCCTCTGAGCTAACTTAGGAGCAAGTCTGTCTCCATAGTTGTTTTTTAGTTCTGGATAACGTGCAGTCCATATACGTGTGGTATATCCTCTTTCTTCAAGTGTTAGATATAAAGATTGTTCTGTTTGTGGTGTTCCTAGAAAGGTAATTTTACCGCTTGGTTTCAGTATGGCATCAAATTCTTTTACAGCTTCACTTAACTTGTCTCTCATTGGTTGAGTAAAGCTGTTATTTGGTACTTCCACATCATCAGCAATTACTTCATCTGCTCTACTACCAGCCATCTGTCCTAAGACACCCTGAGACTTAACAGAAGGGGCATGATCAGCAGATGCAGGCCCAACATCAAAACTTATCTTAGAGTTTCTTTGAGAGTCTTCTGGACGCAGTGGAGCTAATATTGGCATCTCATTGATCAACCTCATAGTGAATGTACTGAAGTTGTCTGCTCTGTCTTTACTTGCGGAGACTACAAGAAACTTCAGTTGTGGATTCATTCGTAGTTTCCATACGACATAGGTAGAAGTAATCCAACTCTTACCCACTCCTCTGAACGCCTGTATGATCTTTCTACGAGGTCCATGCTGTAAATACTCAGCAATGTCTAATTGAACTGGTGTAGGGTCAGGTAGGTTAAGATGACGCCACGTTATGATTAGAAAGTATCTAAAGTCTTGTAGTTTCTCAGGAAGCGGTTGCATATTGTTCAAATAGAGATAATTGTTCTACTGGTACTGGTAAATTATTTTCATTACCAAACTGAGAAGCAAATGCGTTTGCTATACCTTGAAACGTGGTACTACGCACCTTCCATGATTTATTCTTACTGAACCAATCAGGCATTTTTTTACCACTTGGAGATACATAAAACTCACCTTTATTAACTATTTTTGTTGGTTTTAACAGAGGTAAGTTCTTTAACCACAGACAGGTTGATTTCTGAAAAGGATCTCCATGTTCATAGGGTTGAATTATCTGGTCAGCAGGTCTTATCTTTGATCCAATCACACTTACAGGGTTTTCTATACACCATCTTGGAATATTACAGTTCATAAGTGTTCTGACAAAATCAAGAGATTCTTTCTGTTCTTTTTCTTTTCTCCAGAAATGCTTTGCACCTGATACTGCCAGATGTTGACAAGAAGGATGTGCAATCATCAGATCGAAACCATCATAGAGGATGTCTCTTACATCTCCCTGATAGTGTGGTCCTTCCACCTCTGTAGGCAGTAGATCACAGCTTATTGCATCATGCCCCTGTGATATAAAGGCATCTCGCACTCTGCCAGAGTATTCACAGGCTACAAGAACTTTCAAACTATCTTTCTAAAGCAGGTATTACATCAAGGTCTGGAAGGTTTGACATGAGATCTTCCATAGGACTCTTCTCTGTTGGGATACATTCAATACCATTATCCTTCAACAGTTGTCTTGCTACGTTTAAATCACCAGGTTTTGCTGCTCCACTTTTTACCTTGTCTAACAATTCTTGTATAAGAACTGTATGAAGGTGTTCTAATAATTCTAATTTATTTGCTTTTTCCATAGTTAAAATGTTCTTGCAACCAATATACCTTGTTTTAGAAATTTATGCCCAATACAGCTACAGTCGGACAACGATTTAAGATTGATGATCGTGTCGTGAGAAATCATACGATTGGATACTCAGGTAGTAAGTATAAGAAACATATAGGAACTGTTACAGAAGCCCTTACAAGAGCTAATAAACTTGGTGTAAATCAATACTATTACAAAGTTAAATGGGATGATAGAAGGTCATCTGAACACGCTCAGCATAGTCTTAAACCTGTCGAGTAGTGTTTTTCTTGTCTTATATTTTTTCTTTTTAGTTGGTTTTATATTTTTTGTTCTGTGATGTTCTGACATTTCATAGCGTATAAGTTTTGTATTCATTTCTGATATACGGTCTATGGCAGCCATTATAAGAAAATCCTGTAATTTATTATCATTCATTAATTGAAGACACATTTCTCTAACGACATCGTTAGGCATCTCTTTGATTTCTCTTTTTCTGATTTCAATATCAAGTTCTATTTCTGGTGGTGTCTTACCAATGAGAACTTCGTAAAATTCCTGATGGTTCATTTACCTGGAAATAATGCTTGCTCCAACATATCGCATAATCTATCATCGACATCATTATCAGTTTTTTTAACACAGGCACGAACGAGATCTAATGCAAGTTGTCTTATTGCTTTGGATCTGAGAAAGGTAAAAAGGATTGGTCTGATGATTGCAAGCATAGGTTTTATTTATATACTTCCCAATTATGTATATATTTGCTAATTTTGGCTTGACTCCTCACACAAGTCAATAAGCCCTATTCCCCATTACAGGGCTTTTCTTTATTAGTCAACATGGAAGAACAAGAAGAAAAACAAGGACTGGGAATCATTGGAAACGCAGTGCAGTTGGTGATTCTTGCTTGGTCACTTGGAGTTATTTCTTGGTCATATTTTAATCCTAATCCTGTCAGACAGATTGATACTACTTTCGCTGCCGGACTGCTTTCGGCTGTCATGAGTAACTATGGGCTAAATGTTAAAAAGGCTACTGAGAATAAAAAGATGAAAGGTAAGATTAATATAGTAGATAACAAAGATTCAAAAGTGGGTATTTCCAACACATGATTAAAAAATTACTGCCATTTCTTTTCTTTTTTACACCCACTGCATGTTATGCAGATATTACTTCCACAATAACATCTTCAGTAAAACTTGAAGTGGCAGCACCAGGAACAACTGCTGATCGTATAGGTAACTCATATAGTGTTTCTGGTACAGGTGTAAACACTACAGATGGTACTACAGCAGGTAGTGTTGGTGGATTAGGTGCAGCGACTAATGGTGTAAATGCTTATACACCAATTACTGCAAGTCAGCTAACAGATGGAGAGAGCTTCAGTTATACAGTCTCACATACGACAGGTGATACTATAGGAACTTCTTTAACCACTGGTGAGGTAAGTGCCTTTGGTGATCTTACAAGCACTTCTGGAGGTACTGCAACGAATTTAGCTGGTACTGTAGATAATCATGTTATTACTATTACAGCAGGATCATCAGGTACTACAGCTACAGGACAATATGTAACTTCTGTAACGGTAGACTAATGAGTTATGAAAAGGATTTTACTACTGTTTTGTTTATATGTTTTACCAGTTAATGCGAATATTGTACCTAACTTTGTACAAGGAAATATGCAAAGCACTACTAATACCGTTACTACAATTTCAGAAACAATTACAAGCAAAGATTATAAGACAGGTTATGAATATACTGTTACTGGAACAGGTATTGAACATGATGGCGGAAGTATGTCACCCGATGCAACTCAAGTCACAGGTACGGTAGGAGGTCAATCTTATACATGGACAGGAGCAGATATGACAACAAAACCAAATTGGACATTAACAAACCCGACATCAGGAAATGCCTTTCAATTCACAGAGACATATTCTGGTCCAGGTCTACAGAACGTAACGTCAATAACAAGAGATATAACAACGGAATCCGTTACTACAACTACCTCTGTGTTCTCGCAATAATATTTAGTCCTGTAAAGGTTTTAGCCAATGCTGTAAGCCAAAGCAACAGTGGATCAGTCACTAATCAGAACTGGAATGTAAACAATGGTAGTTTTCATACTAATCAATATGGAGGAAATATAGTTTGTCAGGGTGCAATGATGACCATAACTCCTTTTTCTACTTTCAATAGTAACTATAGAAAACCTTTTGATCATAGGTATGAGACACCTGTATATGATCAGACTGATATAGTTGGTGATTTTGATGATGATGGTAATGCTATAGGAGATGGCACACCTGATAACCCAGGAGATATTTTATATTATCAACAGAACTATTCTGGTACTAATAAGGATAGTTATGCACTTGGTACAGGAATCACTTTAAACTTTTCTATTCCTTTGGATAGAGAATTAGGCAGGCAATGTAAAGATGCAGCACAGACACAGATAAATATACAGAAACAAAAGCTTAAAAACTTAGAGTTAGACTGGCATTTTGCAAGATTACGTCATTGTGGTGAGAAGAAGTTAGCTGGTATTCAGTTTGCAAAAGATAGTCCTTACTACAATATTTGTAAGGATATAGAAGTTGTACCTAAGAAGGGTCAGGTTTTACCTCATCGTCATTCTTTGACTTCCGAGAAGTAAGTTTTTTCACTAAGTTTTTTACTAATGGTTTTACAGCATTAATAAGTAATGGAGTAGTAGCAGCGACCAAAGCAATACCAGCAGCAGTAGTAGCAGCTTTAGCTGAAGGTAGATACTGGTCGATGAAATTTGTGTCTTCATAGAGTGTTATGCACTCACTTTTATCATCTGATAATTTATGACCTATGACACGTTCTAGTTTTTTATCGTTACGAAAATCTCCAACCCTTTGATCTTTGTCACCAGGACATTTTATAAAAAATTCTTCTTTCTTTTTTTCTGGTAATTTAGGTTTTTCAGTTTTTACTTTTGGTGTTGGTTCTTGTCTTTTCTGTTGTGATTCTTGTTTGATTTCTACTATCTGTATTCTTCTTCTGTCATATAACATTGGTTCAAAAGAAGGCATTGAACCATAAGGACAGTTAATTACAGTTCCTGTCGGATCATCATTATATAAGGCTGTATTCTTTGGAGAAGCATCTCTATGATGCTTTACACATCCAGGTAGCTTTAACGATGGTAGAGGAACGTTTAATACTTGATATGGATTATGTACTGGTATATCTATCTGCGGTATTTTTATTTCTGGGATTTCCATTACATAGGTAATGAAGGTCCACTGAATTTAGGTAACTGTTTTGGTATCTCGTCTTTCATTTTATTTTGTAAATCACCCATAACTTTATTTTTAAGGTTACGTTCAAACTCTGGTGATCTCATATATTGAATTGCTAAGTAAGCTCCTACACTCATTGACGAGACCATCAGGAATGAAATAATAGAAAGAATATTAGCTATTTTGTTAAACATGGTAAGACTTGCAATAATTAGGGCTATGTCAGTGATGAGCATAGCCGTTCTACTGTTTATTATAGGTATCAGCCCCTTGTACGTCACATTAGGATTAATGCAACGTCAAATGATTAATAAAACAAATTAAGACCAGGCTACACCTTCAGTTTGTACTGGTGTATTAATTAAATCTATTTCTGCTTTTAAGCTTGCTTCTATAGCTGTAACCTGATCTGTACCTAAATCTTCTTTTACCCAAGTAAGCATTGTTGCCTGATCTGGTGTTTTTGCAGAAGTATCAAAAGCGATAAAACCTGATGGTAGTGATTCTGGTTTTGTAAATACAACTTCACCTGTACGTCTAGCTTTCTCTGTGCCGTCATCCATACCTTTTACTCTATAGACAACATTTGTATAGTAACCATCAGCAACATCTCTCTTGCAAGAAGTTCCGTTGATTTCCCATTCGTAGGTAATAGCCATGATAATAAATCCTTTGTGATATAAGTTAAGCTGTTTGCTCAACTGGTTCTAAAATTTCTTTTAAAGCTTTTATAGCACCCTGATCTTCAATAAGTGGTTGTTGTAAACCTCTTAGTTGTTCTTGTAGTTTTGCTATCTGTTGTTCTATTTGCTGTGCCTGAGCAACATTTTTATTAAAACGTTGTTGTATTATGTTTAGTTGTTCTTCTGGTGTGGGCATAATAATGTTATATGTTTACCTAATATACTAAGCAGCTTCCAACGCTGCAACTTTAGCTGATAATTCTTGTATTGCTTTTACAAGAGGTGCAATAAGCTGGTTATAATTTAAAGCCATTGCATCTTGTTGTGGTTTATGAATTGCACCAAAGTCATCTAAGGTTTTACCTACAGATTTCACTGCATCTTCTATGTTTTGTGCAAGTAACCCATAATGAGTTTTAGATCCTAGCTGTGCATCTTTCCATTTATATGAAACAGGATTTATTTTATTAACAAAATCTAATCCTAGATCACAGTTATTTATATCTTTTTTCTCGTTTTCATCAGAAGTATTTAAAGCGTTGACAGCATATATAGTTGCCCATCTTCTGTCAGATGCACCAAGATCTCTACTGTTGTTAGCGTCAGGTCTTAAAGTTCCAGAAATATCAACTCCGACACTAACTGTTTGTAGTTTTTTACCGCCATCGTAATGTAAGGATACATAACTACCGTCTTCACAACGTATAAAGTTATAACCGTCTGCGTCATTTAGATAGAGATAATTTGATTTTACTATTAAGTTGACTCCAATAGAGTTGTTTATATAACTATTCGATCCATTGTGATAAAGTTGTAGGTCTGCACTGCTTCCAATTTTTAAATATTGATTATCGTCACAGAAGAGATCACCATGCCACTTTGCACCCGTAGACATGGTTTCAAATTTTAGACTGTTGTCGTGATATAGCTGTACACCTCCGTTACCATAAAGAATTAAATTACTTTCCCACGATCCACTTGTATAGTTCTGTATATATAATGGCCCTCCAGTAGAACCTGCAAATTTCCACTTATCTGCATTATCATCTCCATTATCTGCATAAAGGAAAAGTTGTGCCGATTCACCTTCATCTCCAATTATAAAAGTACTATGACCGTAATGATAAGTTCCTTCGCTGTGTGTCTCAAACCTTTTACTGCCGCCATGATATAACTCTACTGCTCCGTTTGGAATAAATTTAGCTAAATGTGCTGATCCGCCCTTTTTAAATTCAATAGTTGCATCCGTCACTTCGTATATAACATTTCCAGTTCCAGCTTCTTTTATGTAAGAATTTGAGCCATCGTGAAAAATTTGTAGGTCAGAGTTAGTACCAAACGTAAGTTTTACATCATCAAAGAGTTCTAAATGTCCATCAGTGCCTTCAGAACCATCCCATTTAATTTTTGAAGAAGACCCACCTTCTTTGTGTAATCTAAGATCTCCTTTAATAATCGTACCGTCACTAGCATCAGTTCCAGTGATAGTCACTCCACCTGCCGTTGTCTCAAGCTTTTTACTATCGTCATATAGCAGTTCTGATCTACCATTTGGCACTGCATAAAAATGCGCTCCTGTTGTATTATTTCCAAGACTTTGTATTGCAAAGTAACCAGAAGGGTGTGATTCAAGTTGCCATATATCTTCAGGGTCATCACCATCATCAGCTTTTAAAATAAGCTTTGCGTTAGTACCTTCAGTACCTTCTATTATTAAACTGGCATTTGCTCCTCTGCAATGTACAAGCTCACTAGGGCTTGGGGTCCCGATACCAATTCGACCTGCGTTTGTTATACGCATCCTCTCAATATTCACACCTTCAGCATCATTTCTCACACCAAAAGTTAGCATCCCGTCATATTCACCAGTTGCAGTATTACCTTTTATTCCTGATATTTGAGCAAAAGTAGTGATATTACCAGCACTGTCATATTTACCACTAAAAGAAATACCTGCACCCGCATCACCAGAATCAAAAGCATTTGTACCTGTTAAACTCAAAGTACTTACATGGTCAAAAGTAGTGTTGTTTGTCCCTATAACATCAAGAGGAAAAGAAGGATTTATGGTACCTATACCTACGTTTCTAGATGAATTTATATGTAAAGCTGGAGAATTGTTAACAACAAATTGCATCTCATTTCCAATGACTCCAATTCTGTTGTAATCAGTTGTACTGTTAACATCTTCTATTACTATTGCTGCTTCTGCATCAGTAGATTCAAATTTTGCTTGAAAATTATAAGACCCACTTGTAAATAATCCAAATTCATTACCATGTTGGATATTAAGTTTGCCTGTAACAGATGCACCAGTATTAGTTGTTTGTATTTTTGTACTACCATCATATTGAAGTTGCACTCCATTATTACCAGTTATATATCCATTAGTACCGTCATAGTAAAGTTTTAAAGTGTCATCTCCTGTACCAGTACCTAATATTAAATTACCGTTATCAGGATATAAAGCATTGATAGTGGTTGCTGTTGGTGAAGCAATGCCAGATACCGTTGTATTTAAAGCAGCTATATCTACTCCATCTACCGTTCCTGTAACTGTGATATTCCCTGTTACATCAAGACCAGCACCAACGTCTAGGTTTCCAGCTATATCAATGTGACCATCTGAATTTACAACCAATCTACCTACATTATTAGTTGAATCCCAAACTTGCCAAATACCAGCACTACCATATATTTCAAAATCTGGATTGTTGTTACTATCTGTAAATGTTATGTGTGGATTTGTCCCTGAAAGAGTTATTTGATCTCCCGTAGTTATATTGCCTGTTACGCTAAGACCAGAAGAAGTTGTCTGTAATTTAACTGAATTATCATAATAAAGTCTTACACCAGTACTACCATCCTGAGCAAAGTCAGCCATTCTATTACTGGCATCTGACTTCTCGTGGAAAATAATATCTTCTCCGTAAAGTAGTAAAGATCCTGTACCTGTTCCATCAATAATAGAATTATTTTGGTCGTGATATATTTCTAGATCACCAGAAGAACCTAATTTTATTTTTTGATTATCATCACAGAAAAGATCACCTATCCATTTAATACCTGTAGAATGTGTTTCTAATTTATTAGCACCGTCAAATTGTAAATGAACTCCATTATCAGCAGTTATTACTCCGTAGCTAGTTCCACTACCAGTACCATAATAAAGCTTTAAAGCATCATCACCATCACCGTCAGCAGCACCTAATATGAATTGAGTTGTATCTACAAAAGCTGCGTTTATATTAGATGCTGTTACAGATGATCCTGTACTATCATCTGCAAATTCTAGTTGACCTATTGCTGTAGATCCACTGCCACTAATACTTTTAACCTTTAATATTTTGTTTACTGCTATCTGATTATCAGGAAGGATTATTGTATAAGACTGCCCTGCACTATGGGCAGGTGATTCAATCTTTACACCATGACTGTTAGCAGAACAATTAAGTTGTATAGATCCTTGTGTGCCATTACTACTGTCACCTTTAATTTCTATACCATTATCTGTTGTAACTAACTTTTCTTTATTGCTTTTATATAGCTTGACTGTGTTTGGATGAAAATCAGCTATCACATTTGATGTGCCAGATTCTTGGATAATTACATTAGAACCGTAAACTAATAATGATCCTGTACCTGTATCGTCAATTATAGAGTTTGTATTATCGTGATAAATCTGCAAGGCCCCACTTGGCCCCATTTTGATTTTACCTCCACCACTGTTAGTGAAGGCATCAGCAAATAAGTCACCACTCCACTTTGCACCTGCTGTATCTGTCTCAAATTTTAAAGCACCATCATAATATAATTTAACTGCATTACCACCAAAAGCTTCTATCATCAAACTTTCTGGTGTGGAGTTTGTTCTTTGTAATTTTATAGATGAACCAAACAGTAAAAGATCACCTGTACCTGTGTCATCAATTATTGAATTATTGCCATCATGGTATATCTCTAATCCATCATTACTTGTACCAAATATAGCTTTTACGTTATCGTTAAAAGTTTGACTTGTTGCAGCAGAACTTGTAGTTTCAAAATTTAATTTACCCGTACCATCACCAGCATCATCATAAGTAACTGATATACCTGTTTCAGTATTACCAGTGACCATAGCTCCTACAATATCCTGTACCTGTTCTGTTGTTAGATTAGAACCAGAGGGAAGATCGTCTAAATCGTTATATGAAATACCAGAGACAGTACCAGTAAATGTAGGACTAGCTAGGGGTGCTTTAGCTGCCAAGGCAGTGGTGATAGTTGTAGAAAAATCAGCATCATCACCTAAAGCAGCAGCTAATTCATTTAATGTATTTAATGCGTCAGGACTACTATCAACTAGGTTTGATACAGCAGTTTGTACAAAAGCAGTAGAAGCTAATTTTGATGTATTATCAGTTGCACTTTGAGTTGTAGTTACTCCTGTAATTGTTTGACTACCAAAGTCAGGATTAATTTTTGTACCATCTATAGCAGCGTTAGCAGCTACATTTGCATTTGTAATAGTGCTTGTACCAGTTGTATCTGCTATTGGTAATCTTGATAAGACAACACCAAAGAAAGCAGTGCCATTGCTAGGAGCAGTAGCAAAAGTTATCGTACCGTTTACAGAATTTATCGTATAAGCAGTAGAAGGTTCTTGTAGATGACCTGCTAATACGATATGTAGAGATTCAGCACTGGCTGGTTTAACAGTAATGTTATTAACTTTTAAATTAAATGTAGTTAATACACCATTGAAATTACTAGAAATATTATCTAGTTTCTCTGCGTTTATAGCACCTGTATCATATCTTCCTTGTGAGATCCATTTAACACCATCAAAGACATATTGCAGTCCATTTGCAGCATTATGTACGTCTGTCGCAGATGGACTAGAGGGAAAGTCAAGAGCCATAATATTTTACGGAAATGTAGTTTGACCAGTTGAATAGCCAGCACAAAACTGAATAAAGTTTTCACTAGCTGCTTGTACATTAGCACCACTTGTTTGCCAAGAAATGCCAACAGGATTTGAGTTGTTAAGTTGACTATAATAATTACCTGATACGTCAACACCAATTATTCTAATATGATTATGACTTGCACCATTTATATTAATACCGTAACCTTGAGGACCGTTACCACCTAAATCTTCAGTCTGACCACCAATCTTACCACCACCTATATATACATGATTAGATGAAGATGCGATATCAACTCCATGATAGGTGTTTGGATTACCTTTACTATTACCACCAATAGTAGGGTTTACTATAGTAACGTTTTCTGTTGGAGAATTTATTTGAATACCATGATAATAATTATCTCTTATATTTGGATTAGATATTTCTATTGATGAATCTTGTGCTGTACCTATATTTATACCATTGTTATGACAGGTACTAGAAAAACAATTAGCCATAGTTATAAAATTACCTGTACCATTTATGCTATATCCGTCAAATAAAGCTCTTTCTGCTTCAGCATTTTCAAAGTTAATAAAGTTACCATTCCAAGTTCCGTTAATAAAATAGCAATCTCTACATCTAATTACTGATGTTCTTGAAATGAAAACAGTCGTAACTTCAGAATCTATAACGATACCTCTTACAGTTCTGTTAATAGTATTACCTATAAATTTCCAAGTAGCTGTTCCATCTGTAATACTATTTTCTGTTCCTGTAGGCCCACCACTTGAAGCAGTAGTTCCAGTAGCAGTTAGCTCGTAAGCTCTATCTCCATCATTTTTTACTTTTTCACCAACACTATAATCAGCGTAGCTAGACCGCCAATGTTCTTGTGGACCTGTTGGATTTGTGTTAGCAGTAAGAGACTGATCTCCAAAAGGACCTATACCTGGTGCTGGACTTCCATCAATAATGCAATCAACAATTCTAATCTGATCCATACGGTCAGTAGAAGAACTGCCATGTAATTTAATTACAGCGTTACCTGTTGTTCCGTCTGGGATTTGTCTAAATTTACAGTTTCTTATAATAGTTGAACTTAAACCATCAAAATTTAAACAATTAGTAATTCCATGAAATGAAAGATTATCGTATATGTGTTCTTGACAACCAGGATTAGCTATTACATGAATAGCACCATTAGAAGGTTTTACACCTGCTCCACCTGTATTAGTGTTGTTATATGTACCACCAATAAAAGCAATGTTTCTTATTTGTATTGATCTTGCTTGAGTAATACTTATAAAAGGGTCTGTATCACCATCTTGTCTTAATAATTTCACTCCATAATTATCACTACCTATTGTCATACCAGCTAAACCTTGTAGGATGATGGCATTTTGTGTTGCACCAATAGTTAAAGCACTTCCTAATTTATATGTACCAGCAGGGAATACTACTGTTCCACCAGTGGAAGGAACTGCATTTATAGCATTTTGTATGGCATTTCTATCATCAGTTGAACCATCACCTGTAGCACCATAATCTTTTACATTAAAGACATCACCTAATTTTGTAGCTAATGTCCTAGCTGTACCACCTGTACCACTGCTTGTATAAGATATTTTAGAAGCATCTAACGAAGTGATATTTAACTTTGACTGTGCTATCGCAGCATTAGCATTAACTTCAGAGTCAGTTATAGATAAGTTTAATTTCGACTGTGCTATTGCAGCATTACTAGCAATATTATTATTAGTAAGATTTGATATATTTACATTGGCTAGATCACCAGCAGCAAAGGGTGGGTTGGCTTCTATCCACTGTGCAGAATCAGTATCAACATAATAAACAAAGGTACGACCAGAGACTGTATCAAACCATCTCGCACCATTTAATACATCAGTAGGAGCAGTAGCACCAACAAAGGTACTGACAAGACCTTCTACATCTTCTTTTGTTTCCTGCATACCAAATAAGATATGCTTGCTGTTGTTATCTAAATCAGATTCAGTTAATACAGAACCATCCTGAAAATCTACTTTAGGTGTTGTTATATCAGTATTTCTTTTTATTTCTATAGTCTGTCCAATCGTAGGAAAGTTATCAGTAGTAAATAATATCTGTGTTTTACTAGGAAATGTATAATGTGTTGTTCTAGTTTTTAATACACCATTAACACTAACTTGTACATCAGCTTCTAAAAGATAATCAAAAGATATGGCATAAGGACCAGAAGTATTACCACTGGCATTATTAGCTGCTGTATGAGTTTGCTTTGACGGAACTGTATTAATAGCCATAGTTAGTTAAGTTGTTGAAACCCTTCAAGGATGTCATTGTTAGCTTCTTGTCTAATTGTAGCTTGAAGTTGTAGATATTCTTTTTTGCGTTCTGGATTTTTACTTAACCATATTTGTTTACCTGCTTTTTTGTATTTATTTACTATATCTCTTAAAATATCTTCTGCCAGATCTCTATTAGCTTGTTGTGCCTGTACTTCTATATCCATATTGTTCTGTTCTATCAATTCACCTCGTACACTTTTCATAAGTGCTTGAAAATCTTTTTGTTGGATTCTGTTATGTAAATCTCTGACCATAGTCTGACCATTAATTTTTACAAAAGCAGTTTCTTCTATAAGGTCAAGATGCTCATCATAAGTAAGTTCTATACCACTACCGATAGCTTGACCACTGGGTAATCTACCAAGACTAAGTTCATCTGACGGTTGAGTTATCCTTGCACCAATATCATCAAGTGTTGTTAAAACATTGTTATTAATACTATTTGTTTCTTTGATTGGATTAAGAACACTCATATTGTCAGGACCGAAACCAACTGGATATTCGATGATAGAACCTGTAATAAAGTTTCTCATTGGCCTAAGACCACCACTATATCCAGGTATTGTTGTTGCTAATTCGTTATAGAACTTTCTTAACCATACAAAATTATCATCACCTGCTCTTGTTTTTTTATCTAATATCTCTTTATCAGAGGTTACGTTTCTTTTTACTGATCTACCAAGCGCACTGAATGGATTGACAGTAGCTGCTGCTCTTCTGGCTAACCAATTTTGAAAAAATTGTGGTTTTCCTAACAAATCAGCAAGCTCAGTAATACCTTGTAAATAAGTTTTATTTGTAATATTACGACCTAATGCGACAGAAGCAGCTACACCAAAATCATCACGATCTTGTTTACTTAAACCGCCTGTAATAGCTGCTGCATCAGCAGCCATCATTAAGAAAGAAGCCCAAGGGTCTAATCTCCTAAAGCTGACATATTTATACCTTGGCTTGCCATCTTTACCCATTTTTACATTGCCATCTCCGTCTTTTAAAAGAAATCTAAAACTATAAGGTTGCCAACCTGTAGCTCTCTTTTGATTAAGCATATTGAAATCAGAAGGGCCACCACCAGTAATTGCTAGTTCAGACATTGGATCATTTATTGAAAATGCTGTAGCACCTGCTATTGACCATATTGCACCCCCCAAATACATTTCACCTCTTGCTTTTGCTGCTACAGATGGATCAGCACTTCTAAGTGCTTGTCTATATTCTTTTAAAGCCATATTAACTCCAGGAGTTCTTCTTACTTGTGCTTTAAATATATTTACTGGTGTTCTCACAAAAGGTAAGACCACTCTTCCAAAAGGATGTCGTGAAACTCCTTGTATTGCAGCACCTAAACTATCCTCTGGCAAATCAGCAGTAAATGTTGTTTCAGCAGCATATTTTTGTGCTTTATCGTATAGATCTATAACAGATTTGTCTTTTATATTTGCCATGCTGTTTTTATTGACAATTTCAATAGTGCCATCAAATTGTTCTTGTATATGTTTTTGTAAATCAGCACCTTGCAAACCTTTTCTCATGCCATCTTCCCAAGCACTTGCTTTTACATAAGCTCTAAAGTTAAGTTGTTTGAAAAATTCATCCTCTGCCAGTAAAAATCTACCTGGTAAACGAATAATAGTACCTAATCCATTTACAATATTTGCTAAATTTCCATTTCCTTCCATTCTTATTTGAAAACGATCAGCTTCTTGTATCATTGCACCAGGATTAACAATATTATCTTCAATTTGAAATGCTTGCTTTGCTGCTTTTAATGAATCAGAAATAGATGACATGAGGTAATAAAGTTCCTTACCACCTCGCATGGCCTGCATTTGATCAAAACCTTGACGAGAAACAGAACCTAATGTGTTTTCTAATGGCCTTGCTAATGTATTTAAAGCAGTGGACATTATATTTACAGCGTGTGTTTCTGGACCAGATAGTATTGAATTTATAAAAATCTCATTTTGTATTTTTACTCCTCTCATAAATTTACTTTCATTAGCCATCTTTTGTAAGGCTTGAGGATTACCTTGTGCAGCTTGCAGTTTCTTAGTAATTATTCTTAGTCTTTTCCAAGATGCTTTATCACCTTTTTCAGCAGCTTCTATAATTTCTTTAATTGAAAACTCACCTAATGGATCGGTAGGTTCTTTTACTGTTCCTCTAATATCAGTCGCTTGGTCTATTGCTTTTTCTGCTGGTGTTCTACCTTTTAAATCATCTATAGAAGCTGCTACATTACCTACTCCACCACCTGCTCTGTTAGCAGCTAATGTTTGTGCAGGCACTGTTTTAAGAGGTTTATTAAGAGTGATAAGACCATCCAATACTTTTGCTTCAGTAATAAATTGTTCTTTTAATTCTTTAGTCAAACCACCTTTATTACCTGTAGCTAAAGTTTCATCTATGGTTTTTGCTAATGATGCTAAATTTATAGCGTTTTTATTCATTAACTGATTCATTGCTATTAATGTTGCAGGTAAGTCTTCTTCTCCTCCTCTGCCATACCTAGCGTTAAATAATCTTGCAGACTCTATGGTTTCCTGTGGTAACAGATCATTTGCAGATTGCACCATGTCTGCAAAAGTTCTTTTGTAAGGCCATGCATTATTAGCATCAAGTTCTTTAATCTTGTTTGCTCTATCAATAATTAGTTTTTGTACATCAGGATCACCACCACCTGTAAGAGTAGTAGTTTGAAAATATTGTCCTTCTGTTTTAGTTTTTGTATTGAAAGTTGTATCTACTTTCTCACCATCTTTAACAACTTTGTTAGGAAGATTTAGATCATCAATAATTTCATCACCAAGATTATCAACAACATTATCTGTCATTAAGATTTCATCTCGTCTTGATAATCTTTTTATTACTTTTTCATATAACTCAGGTGTTTTCTTTATAGCCTTCACACCAAGACCTAAAGCAGTAAGAGTTTCACCTGCTACCAATCCACTTGCTGCTTGTCTGAAACGTGCATCTGCAACACCTATCTCTTCTGGTGTCTTTGCTTTTAACACGTCAGTAATAGCACCCCCTAGTCTTGGGTGTTTGTCGATCATATTGAACAGGTTCTCTTCATAAGGATCTTGTACAACAGCATCAGTTACAAAACCTGCAAAAGCATTTCTTACCCACGCATTGTTCATTCCTACTAGCTTTGTACCTTTTAATCCTTTACTGATAGCACCAGCAGGTAATAAAAACTGTGTTATAGCCTGTGGCACGGTATATGCCCAATCTTCTTTATCACCTTTTATTTCAAGACCTAATGCCTGTAGATCTATAAGCTCATTATTATCGTATGGATTACCAACAGCATAATCATAAATATCATCTACAAACTCAACAGTCTCATTAACAGCTTTTAAAGGACCAGATAAAGCACCTCTGATAACTTTAGAAGTTTTAGTTTGCTTTAATTTTTTACTAAGTTCTTTTTGACTTGCACGAAACTTTTTATTGCGTTCTTGTCTTTCTTGATTAAATTTAGACAAACGAGCTATTGGGTTTGAATCGGTCATAACTAATTAGTTTTAGGTAAAAACTTCTTGTAAGCTCCTGATTTGTAGACTGACCAAGCATCATAACCTTGCTGATCAAAAATCATCTTAGCTGCTCTTACATTAACAGCAGGGTCATATAATTCATCATTATCTTTTAATTTCATTTGCTTTCTTCTTTCTTCACCTAATTTATAGGTAGGATAGTCAATCATATTAATCTGCCATAAACCGTAGGAAAGATCTCCTGTATCTGTATTATCGTTTAATGCTCTTGCTCTTCCACTAGATTCAGCTAAAGCTATAGCAGCCATAATCTTAGCTTGCTCCGGTGTAAATCCACCTTCTACTGCAAGTCTTTCTAATGTGTTGTATTCCAAGGGTTTTGTTATATCAATTTCATCTAACACACTTTTTTCTTCCTTATCTTCTGCTTCTATGATTCGTCTTGCTTCTTCATCTGTCACTTCTGTTGCTGCTCCTGGTTCTACATCACCCTGTATATCGTCTATGTTTTGTTCTTTCTTAATTTTTCCTTCATCATTTACGCCTGATTCAATATTCATACCTGGATTTAGTTTTCTTGCCTGTTCAATGTATTTACTTTTAACAGCTTCTATCTTTTCAATTATCTGTAAAGTATTTGCTGCTTTCCCTTCTTCGCTAAGACGATATTGATATAGTTCTAATTTTGCTTTGTTATAGAAATCAGTAACTTTACGAGAACCGTTGTCATTTAGTTGTCCTGTAGCACCAACAATAAAATCACTACTACTAAACTCACCTTTTAATTGACCTAACAATTCTGTAAGACCTTTGTTAATTTCTGTGTAATCACCCCTCTCAACAGATTCAGCAGTGCCTAATAACTGAGTCAATCTGTTTCTGTTTTGTACAGTTTTTGGTGTTCTTGAATCTTGATACCATTGTAAAGCTGCTATGCTTGCTTCTTTTGATGATTCATAATTACCATTAATCATTCCAAATTCTACAAGAGCAGATCTTTCTAATGTATTGCCATCAATAGCAACACCTGATGTAGATATTTTTGTAGCATCAAGTGGATATTTTTTTATAAGATCGCTGATAATTTGAGCATTACCAGTTTCTGCAAATTGTTTTAACTGGTTAATAGTATCTTCTCTTTGTATTCTTTTTCGTTCTACATCTTTTCTATTTTCATATTCGTAAATGTAGTTGTTGATTGATCTTTTAAGATCATTAACTTTACCTTGATAATCAGGATGAGCAGTAAGGTTTAACTTACCATCAACACCATAAGGAAATTTTTTAGCTATATCTAAGATCTTTTCTGCTGCTTCTATATCACCATTACCAGAAAGACCAGCAGCTTCTGCTTGATCAAGTAAAACTCCAACTATTGTTTTATTAAGATCACTTCTATCTTTAGTGACAAGACCTAAGTTATTCATACTTTCTTCGAAAGTAGTAATTAAAGTCTGGTCTTCTTCATCATCACTAACTATCAATCCTTTGACCAAAGGAACAGCTAAGTTCTTTAGTTTTTCAAGATTATATTCCTGATGTTGTTCTATATGACTAGAGGTAACTGTGCTAGTAGCATCTGCTAATTTTGGTAAAAAGTATTTATTTACATAGGTAGGATTTATATCACCTAATTGATCAACAACTTTTGTTCTTTCTCCTTCAAGCCATGTTTGAAATTGTGGTGATTCAAGAGAAAAAGCATTAAGAGATCTACCATCTACCTGTGTTGTTGCATAGCTATTCGATAAAGTACTTTTTAAGTTATTACCTAAAATCTCTGCTTTGGTTTTTTGATAGGCACGATCAGCAAAGATACTGCCACCAATAAGTCTTCTAGCCGCATCTTCACCATCAGTCTTTTTTACACCTCTACTTATATCTTTAAAGTTTTTTGCAGCATCTTCTATAGCTAGTTCTGTTCCTTCTGCTTCTTCTTTTTCTACTTCTTTTTTAATTCTTGTTTCTAAAAAACTTTGTATATTTGGATTTATAGATTGCAATGCTTCTGCTAATTGTTCTATACCAGTCTTAGGTTGAACACTAGGGGGTGCTACAAAAGTATCTACAGGTCTTGCAGAGGATCGAAAAGCTGTACTTTGATAACTGTTTGTCATAATTTAAGGTACTATCTCTATGGCTTTTGACCAATCAGTAAATCCAGTTGATCGGAAAGTTGGTATTCCTTCTATTAAGGTTGAAGAATTACCTCCTATTTCACCAAGCCCACCTGTAAGTCCAACATACGAGCTAAGACCTGATACGGCAGTATTTAACAGAACTGATCCCAGTGTAGGTATCTGGTTATATGCCTGATTAATATTACTTGTCAATTGATTACGTCTATTATCTCTTTGTGCTTCTAGTCCTGTTACATTTCTTGTATATTGTCTGCCTGCTGATTCAACTGCCTGGTTTATAGATTCTCTTAAATTAGCAGCCTGTCTTTCCTGATCCTGTAATAACAGATTGACGGTAAGACCTGCTCGTTCTGATGCTCTTACAGAACCTTGAGCTTGTAATCCTCTGATTGTTGCAGCTAACTGCTCCTGTGCTGCTGATGCTCTTGTCTCCTTAAGTTCAGCACCTAAAGCTTCCTGTTGTGCTGCAAAGGCTTGTTCTGCTGACTTGTTTGCTATCAAGGCTGCCTGATAAGTCTGGTTGGCTGCTGACTGTGCAGCAGATCTTTGTGCAAGACCACTTACTAAGTTAAGACCTAAAGATGCTGCAAAGAGTGGCCCTGCACTTCCTAATGCTGTAAATGCTGAAACACACATCTATGCGATCCTCAGAAATTCGTAGAATGGTTTACCCTGCATACCATACTCTTCATGATATTTGATAAAGGTAAATCCAAGAGACTTTAACCACTTGATAGCAGATTTATTCTCTGCATATACAAAATTATATAAGACTTTGTAAGATTTCAACAGGTTATCTACCCATTCTCGACCTTTTCTTATTAGTTGTATCTTATATTTTCTATTATCAAATAACGCATCTGTAGATACCATCCATATAACACCACCATTAACAACACCACAAAGACCTATAGGAGCATCATTATCATCAGCTATTGCCATATTTACCTTGCTGCATAGATATGTAAATTGTAAAGCCTGTAACGGTTCTTGTCCTGTCTGATAAAAGGCTTCCAATTTATCTACTTCTCTTAAATTATTAGCAACATATTGCAGATCTTTAAAAGTAGCTTTTCTTAAATATCCCATCTATACCCTTCTACTTCTAATGTGAAATCTTGCTTCATATTCAGCACTGTTTAATCTGGTAGGTAGGAACGTATTATTTTTTACGTCAATATTAACTCTATCTGCTCTACTCATTACTGGCACTCTAAATGTTCCTGTTTCTAAATTTACTGTACCAATAGAACTTGAAGCTGCACCTAAAGATGTACCAGTAAAATTATGTGTACTTGTATCTCTATTCTCTGGTGTAACTTCGACTTTAAAGAATCCTGAGTCTTCAAACTTTATATAGAAATGATGTAGTTGTAATCGACCACCTATAATTTCACTACCTCCTCCACCTTGATCTGTCAGTCGTTGAGAACTAAACCTATAGTGCATTTCATAAGGCTCACCAATAATAACTTTTGCTGGACTGTTACCAGCCGTTTCATAATTACCTGTTGCTGTAACAGTTGTAGTAGAACCATCAGTATTTGTTGTAGTGGTAGATATAACCTGACCTGGTTTTAAGTCCACTGCACTTGTATTTGGTGTGGCAATAAATTTACTTTCTTCACCTGATGCCAGATGTCTTCCTACAACAGACATCGCTGCGTACGTTTTATATGGCAAAGTCCATGTTGTTTTATTAGTGCTACTGTTAAAAGATACTGATACCCCTGTTGAAGCTTCTGTTAATTTATGATCTAAATGAAATTCAAATGTAGAATTACTTTCTGCAAACCCTGGTTCAAAAGGTAACTTTTCTAGTGATACTACATTATGACTATTTCTTACTACTAAAAATAAATCAGCATCAATAAAATCTACATTTAATATAGTTCTGGATGAATTAAATATAAAAGTAGACCAAGCATTTAATATCTTCTGTCCTCTGTCTCCATATAACCATCTATTGATATACAACTTATTTGGATTATCACTACCTAGTAAAACAAGAACATCCTCATTAGTGGATATTGCCATTTTAAATATATTGGCTGGTATGTATTTTGGTACATGAATAGTTATATCTGCTGCATCTTTTATCGCTAAATCTTCTTGTGCTATATATTCTCTGACACCAGCAAACAAACCTTTTTTTATAAGAAAGTAAATACTTCTACCACTGGAAACAGGAATACTACCAGTATCATTTTCAAACTCAGTTGCTACGTTTACGTTTGCTGTCTTTGGTGTTAATGAATCTGATGAAGAGGATAAAATAAACTGTGTCTGATCGGAAAACAATATCAGTTGTTCTCCCATTGTCTTTGCATTTTTTAGTATTGATACTTTTGTATGTGAAGCTGCTACATCTATAGGATCAGAATCAATTACAGTGGTTACTGTTTCTGGAAAGAAGTTAAAGAACTCTGATACACGAGACAAGATAACATTATCATCAGATAGAAAACCTAATCTGTTTCTGAAGAAAAGAACATTATTAATTTTATTACCAACAAAGCTAGGGTTTGGTGCAGAATCTGAATCACCAACGGTGCGTTCTCCCCATAATGGTAGCTTGAAAGTTGTGCCATTTACGGTGTAAGTTCCACCATCAATTCTTGCAAATATAAAATTATTATCTGATTTTCTAATCAGGACATGGGGCATGGTGTCATAATTAAATTTAAATTTAATACCAGGCTTGACAGTCTCTTCCCACTGCCCTTCTTCAAAATCTCCTCCATTATTAGAAACAAACTTCACAAAATAATTATCAAAATTAGTTGTGTCATCACCTTTTACTTCCACTACATAACCATTAGGTGACACCGTAGGAAGATCACTAAATCTTTGTACAGATTCTTTTATAAGTGTTATCTGACTATTACCTTGAGTATCATTACTATCAATAGTAAAAGAACCTCCATCATTTTTTCTTATCCATAACACAGGACCATTTTGACTGATGGTAAAACCAGACAAAGCAGAACCTGATGTTGGTGTTTGACTATTAGTACCTAATAACTTCTGTAATATTTCAGTGGCAACTCTAGTCGTACTTAAAGGATCATGGCTACTTGTATCTACTGTTGCAGTTGTACTGTTTACTGTAACTGTATAGCTGGTTTTATCTGATACTTGGTTAAAGAATACTACTGCCTGATGTTCTAAATCTACCTGTTGACCATTTAAAGTGTCTTGATTATACGGACTTAAAGAAGAATCCATTGCTATTAACTTTGATGTATTAACAACAAAGGTAAAGTCAGCAATAGTTACAGTTTTTATTTCATCTCTTGGATTTGTTGTAGCTAGATATGTTGTTCCATCTGGTGTATCTACATTCCTCGGAGTGCCATCTATGTCATAAACTTTAACAGCACCGTTTGTAAAAGCAGCAACATATCTTTCTGTTATATCTCTATTTATAGTATGAAGATGTACATTAGCATCAGTAGGAAAGTTAGCAAGAGTAGATATATATTGTGTACCACTACGTTTCTGTAAACCCTGTACAGGACTGCTATCAGCATTATCCTGTATATCACAGTGGTCTGCTTGTTTTGTAGAATCTGAAGCTTGTGAAACACCTCTGAGCAATGTTGGTATTGCTCTTGATACTATTGCCATAGTTACCTAATTAATGCGTTAGATGGTGAGTAAGTACTGAATACACTTGTTAAACTTGGATCTCCTCTTAGCAAGTTATGATCAGCATTACTTAGATCTGTTTCCATTAATATAGCTCTTGCTCTAATCTCATCCTGTTGTGTATAAGTCCTTAAGGATTCATCTCCTACTAACCTATCAACAAATACTCTGGCAGCTTTTATAATCACATATTTTCTTGCAGGTTCTGGTATCTCATCAAAATCTCTTAAAAATACAATTGTGCAGGTAAGATCTTCATCAAAAGTAAATACATGTTTCTGTCTGTTATATAACTTCAGACCTCTTTGTATGGCATCTACGTCTGGATGCTGATGAATATTAGGATCTACTACTAATACATTGTTAGATAAATTAATGTTGTTACTACTATCTCTACTTAAGACAACATCTATTTCTGTATTAAAAGACCAACCTTCTGATTGAACTTCTTTATTTATTTCAGCCAGTGTAGTCTGTGCTGTCTTTGCATCAACAGGTAATGTACCTGTCAATGTATTAATAGGTGCTTCTCCTATAGCAGCCAGCATAATGTTGACAGCTTCAAGTTCAGTGGTTGCAGCTACAGTCATGGTTTAATACTTTTTTATTTTAAGTGAATCTCTTCCACCTTTTTTCTTTTTCTTCTTCATCTTTCCGTAAGCCATAGTGTCCTCCATTAAGCTTTTTTAATTTTAAGTGATTTTCTATCTTTTTTCTTTTCCACTCTTTCAAGAATTATTTGAAACATTCCTTCGACAGGTTCTTCTTGTTCAATAAAACGCTTAGCTCCATCTCTAGTACCAAAAGTACCTTCAATAATGTCATTGTTTTTATTGAGAACTTTATATTTAAATTTAGACATAATTTTAGTTAAGAAAAAGAGTACCCAGTTTACTGAGTACCCTTTATGTAAATTAAGAAGCAGATAACTTGATTGTAGCTGCACACTCAGGTCTTAGAACTCCATGACCTAAAGCATACTTAGCAACCATCAATGTACCTTGATACATGATGCCATAGTCCTGACCACTTATCTCAGTAGTCATATCCATCAACTTCACAGTACCAACTGCTGATTTATGGAAGACAAGACCAATAGTTTTACTATCGTCACCACTATATGTGTTGTTAGCACCTGATGGGTTTGATCCTACATTTGACTGAGGTACGTTGTTAGACATCATGATAGGGATGCCAGCAACTTGCTGTACACGACCAGAAGCAAATGAACCATTACCACCTGGGTTAAAGTCTACATCTACTGTTCTTGTAGCAGACTCAGCTAATTTGTAATACTCAGCAGGTGGTAATACACAGAAACGATCTGTTGGAGGAATGTCTCTTTCATCAAATGTCTGTGCAATATCATAGATAGCTGCTGCTATCTCATCACCAGTAACATCAGAAGAAGCTGTATTACCATTAGCAAGTGTTAATACAACACCGCCATTACCACCACTAAGAGTAGTGGAAGCTCTGGAAGCATTTGCTATAACCTTCGCTACGTTCTGGTCATAAGTACGAGCTAAAGCCTTACCAAGTTCACTTGCATAAGTTGCCCTTACGTCATAATGATTCTTCAATTCATCTAAATTGCTGATGAATGATTGTGCAATTAAAAGATCATCAATAGAAATAATCTTCTCATTTGCCTTGATCTGGTTTGCCCCTACCAGTGGGTTGCCTGGTGTGTGATAAGCCGCAGTCGCTGTTCCTAATACTGGGAACTGTGCTGATTTACCACTTGTGATTGTACGGACAGAATGTAGCTGCTCATTGAAGATATTGTTCTGAGCAAAAGAAGTAAGAACTTCTCCACTGAACACCTTCAAAAACAGAGCATCAAAGTCTGTTCCAGTATTGTTCACCAAACCAAGGCGTGAAACTGTGGCGTTAGCCATAATTAAATTCCTTTAGTTAATTGAAAAAATTGAGAAACTAACTTCACTACTGTCTGTTCTCTCAAGTGTTATCTGACGCATCAGGCACTATTGATATTAAGATTTTCGTTTTGTTTAGTTTATACTGAACCGCAATTCCACTTGCGTAATGCAAGGGCTTTACGAGTCAACTTACCATCTTTCTTTAATGGTCCTTTTACCTTTGACATCCTTGCACAGAAAGATTTTCTTCTGGCTTTCTGTCTTGGTGAAAGACCTGTCGTTTTAGTAACAGGTGCTTGCAAGTTTCCACCTGTTGCTCGGTTGTATTTTCTACGACCAGAAGCAGTAAGACCCCCTGTAGGATCTTTATCCTTCTTGGTCATTGATACTCCCTTCGACATAAAGGAAAGATAAGCAGTTAATTAAAATATAACACCCTTATGCAATCTTTAAACTGTTTCGTCCTTTTCTCCTCTTGTGATTGTAAGAAATTCTTTTACTACTGGTCTTCTCTGCTTTGAATCTTGCTTTCTCTCTACTACTCATTTCACCTGTAGTCTTAGGTGTTTTACTACTAACTCTTTTAGATGGTCTGCAAGCAGGGTAGGCACGACTTTCTCCCTTTTTACGTCCACAGGGTTTACCTGTTTTGACATCAACCCACTTCTCTTTAAACCATCTTTTAAGACTCATTTGCCTACTTGTTTCTGTGCAGCAGTATGTGCCTGTTTGAATGTTTTACCTTCACGCATGAGCTTTTTCATAAGGTTCATGTGTTTTGGTGTGTGATGAACTGAATGTGCCTTCAGCTTTTTCATCTGTGAAAGATTAAGCTTTGCCATTTTTCTTTTTACCTTTCTTGGATTTACGAAGGATCATAAGATCTTCTCTGGTTATTTTATCTCTAGGTTCTGCAACCCTAGCGATCTTCATTTGTTTCTTTGAATAAGGCATAATTAAGTTTTACGATAACCTCCTCCACGTTTTTTATATGTCCTGACCAACCACGCATTAGCATAGGCAGAAGGATAAACTTTAAACTTCTGTTTTGCTTCTGACTTTACCCTTGCATAAAGCTTTGGGTTTGTAGGTGTGTTAGCCATAATTAACGACCTGAGAATACGTCACTGCCAGCCAAGCGTGCCTGCACACTTTCTGTATATGTAACATCTTTACCATACCTCTTGTCTGACATGGCAGCTACCACTTCAGATGTAGATCTAAATGGTGTAGGTCCACTTGATGCAGTACGACCAGAAACTAAATTAGGTTCAACACCCATAGCATTTGTGTATTGAGAATAAAGACCTTGAACGGCCATTTTTATTATAGGTGCATCAGCAGTTTCTGTAATTTGATTAAATGCCTGCTGATCTTCTGCTGGTAAGTTTTCCAAAGCCCAGCTTACCATCTTGCCGTAGTTATCTTCCCCACCAATAGAATCTTTTATACCTTGTATCTGTTGTGTAGCTATCTCTGTAGGATCTCCCTGATTACCACCATTTAATCCTTGCAGGTATGTATCTATTACCTGTCTAGAAAACCCTGCTTCTCCTAATTTGCTGTAATCATCTTCACTGATCTCTCCTGATTCTGTAAACCTTTGTGAGATCTCTTGTGGATCTATACCTACTTCTTCCAATACTGAAGCAAGACCATCACCATAGTATTCTTCTGCATTAAATTCAGTGCTGTCACTAGTCTCTGTTTCTTCTTCTTCTGCTGGTGGTTGGTCTTCTTCTGTAACAGTACCAAGCTTACCTTCCAGTTCTTTATAGCTGGCAGCCAAGTCTTCAACACTTTTAAACTTTCCTAATATCAAACCATTATCATCAGTCTCATTCTTAGCAAGAGTTTGCAAGTCTTCAGCAGACATAGGTGGTGTCTCTGAAATGTTTACCTGGGATGAAGTCATAAAATTTATTTAGTTATAAGTAATTGTATTACCATTTTTAGTTTTAACATCTCCTTTCTTTTCTGGCACTGGATTTTCTTCATTCACGCCTAGTTCAGACACAACAGCTTTAGCTGTATCTGTTTTCTCAGTTTGTGGTTTCTTGGTTGGCATTGGATTCCTCCGTTAGTTGTTGTGCCTGTGCATTATTTTTAGGATCAAGTAATGGTGATCCAAGAGCAGCAGGTCCAAGGCTTTGTATAAGCTGCTGCTGTTGAGCAGCCTGTGCTTCAGCTTGTATCTGCTCCTGTGACTTAACAAGATTAGCAGTATCAATTCCTATGCTTGTGGCAAGACGTTTTACTGCTTCATCTACATTTACATATTGTCTCATTACATCTGGACCTAATGCCTGTGAGACAGTACCAATAAATTCAATCAGTTTATTCCTATCATTACCTCTACCAAGACCTTGTAAACCTGTAACGATCTTAGGTCTTACAATTTTATCTGGAAGTTTTGGAACTTTACCTGATCTAACAAGCATGTGCATCCTACGTTTTAGATAAGGTAATTGAAATTCTTGAGTGAGTATTGAATATATGCCACCTAAGCTATTCTCCAGTTCCTGTGCCATAAGAGTTACTTCTGCTGCTGTTACTCTTTCGGCATCTCTCTGAACAGATCTAGCCATAAGGAAAGCATATTCTAACCTTGATTCAATTCGTTGTATAGCAGAGAATGAAACATTAAAATCACCACCCTTACCTACCTGCATAACAGATATATCAGTAGCAGATCCTTCTCTGATTGCACCATTGGGAGCTTTTGCTAATGTGCTTGCACGAGTAACACCATTAGGATTTACAAGAAATAAAACTTTTGCACTGGCAGCAGCACCTTCTATTATTGCCTGCATTAAAGATTCCAATGTAATGAGATCACCACGATATTCTTCTACATAACCTCTACCGTAGTCTTCACCATCTATACGAATAAATCTTAGTAATATCCAAGGTGATACATCTACCTTTGATCTGCCATCAGTTCCAGGTATCTTTTCTCCTCTACATTCCTGATACCACATGAAGTCATCATTCATTCTCTTGACATGTGTATAAATATCAAGATCATTCTGCATCATGTCATCATCATAATTTTCTTTCTTCTTTATCTGTTCTAAGAAATCTGATGGTAAGGCTTGTGGATGTACTGTTTCTTTTGTAAGTATCTCTAATACATTACCGACCTCATCTCTTTTACATACAAACTTAGACAGTGGATATACCTTTAACCCTTTATCAGTTAAATATAAAAGCACATTACCTGAGACAACTAAATGTTTAAGTGCTTCAAACATAGCAACTCTGTCATTTGATACCTCAATCTCATTCATCAAAGCATTTTCTACAGTGCGTAGTCCTTTATCTATTTCACTTTCTAATCCTTCCTGTCCTTCTTTTAAGAGTTCCAAACTATCTATTGTAAGTTTAAAGAATGGTGTTCCTGGTGGTAGTAAAGTCATCAGGAATTTATTACTTAAACTGTTAACACCTCTTGCACCTACAGCTTGAAAGGGAGTTTTAATTCTTGCTTTTGTACCAGTAGCACTTTCTGGTATAAGACTAGGTATTGTTAATTTAGAAGATTCCTTTGCTTCTCTATCAAAAGTAGACCTGTCACCAACAAGTGATTCATATCTACCTGCTGCTGTATTACCTTGTGCAGAGTATTCCATATTAGTAATTTAAATCGCTGTTACTCATATTCCTGTTAAGAGGTATGCGTAAAGAACTTGTACCAAGTCTTCTGAAAGCTGTTCTACCACGACCAGTCTTTGTTGAAGTTTTTCTTCTGCTGCCAACAACTGGAGCTTTAGCTGTCTTCTCTGGCATAGGTGCAGTTGGCCTTGGCTTTGGTAAAGGTGGTGGGGAAGGTGGACTAAAGATGCACATAACTAATTCTCCAGTACTGATTCAGTAAGCATGGTTTCTTTTTGTCTTGCCTGTTGTTCAATCAGGTAATCAACAACATACCGTTGCCCTGCTTTGTACCATATCTCTCTATCAGATAAAGACAAGTCAGGATGACGGTTAGGAAAGATTTGATCTAAGGCAAAGATCAATTCATCTGTAATCACTGGAAGCTTTTCAGATGACATGATTAATAAGATTTATAGGTATTGTAGTTCACTTTTGATAATAAAGTATAGCAGCTTTAAATTTATGTGATAAGGTGAATAGGCTTATACAAGCAACACGGATAAAACACTTGCCTTACAGTCGGTAGGCAGGTGTTTTTTTTATGGAGTCCACAAAGATACTTCACCTGTCTGAAAATCAAAGTCACCATCTCTCAATATCCTTGCCAGTTGTGCATTAAGAACAGCATCAGCGAAGTTATATTTCTTTTTCTCATACGCAGCCACTACCTTCTCCCACATCTGTTCAAGTGTCTTAGCTTCACCAAGTATCTTTTCTGCTGTTACTGGTCCTACTTTATCTATACCGAAGTAGTTATCAGTAGAGTCACCTGTAAGAGCCTGTATCATCCAATGTCTATCAGCCTTACGTCTGGTTATAAGTTCCATGTCATCACCTGCTAGTAGTGTGCAGGGTACAGATCTCATGTCCTTATCAACTGACACAATAATAGGATCAGGATATTTCTTACTGGTGGCAAGCACAGCCATAACATCATCACCCTCTAACCCTGAGTAGCTTTCAGATTGATACCGTTCCTTAGTCTGTTCGATAATCTTTCCTAGCCCTAATGGTTTTCTTTTATGTTTTCTATTGGCTTTATATTCTGGGTAAATCGTATGTCTGAATGTTGGATATTCTGTGTAACACATGACAACATCTTTATCACCTTCAGCAATATTTTGATAATGAGATATTCTGCCATCTACCATTTCATGTACATCTCTTTCATCAGCATGCAATGTATGTAAGTTGTCATCCCATTTAATGTCCTGTTCACAAGCACAGCACGAAGAATAGATCAGCCAATCAGCATCAATCAGTAAAGTCATCAGTCTCCGAAGTAGGTGTCCAAAGGAAGAACCAACCTTCCTGTTTTATCGTCATACAATAATTTGTCTATTGCTCCTGTCATTCCTGTATGTCTATTCTTCAATACACGTAACTGTAGTTCAGCCCTTTCAGCTACATCCCCCTGCTGGTTTCTTTCACATGCAACCACAAGATCTGATAGCTGTGCGATTGAATGAGAAGACCGCAGATGATTAAGACTTACCTTATTACCTTCCTCATGCCCTTTACCTTCTGGTCTACGCAAATGGGAGACAATGATTAAACCTATACCAGTGGATTCAACCACCTGCCTGAGCTTGGTACAGACCACATCCAAGGCTCTTCTTTCATCTAAGTCAGAGATTCCTGACACAACTATTGTTAGATGATCCAAGATAACAACATCTACACCCTCTGCTGTGGCAAGATACTGTATCTGTTCAACTAATCTATCGGGATCAATAGAACCAAAGTGATCATATAAGAATAGTTTTCCTGTACCGAACAACTTATCAAACGACTGCTTCAAGCTTTCATGTTCAATATTATCTTCAAGATGCAATGGTTTGTTTACCTCAACACCAAGAATACCTTGCATAGTTCTCTGTACTGATTCCTCCAAAGCTATATATCCAACAGTCAGATCATTCTTAATAAAGTGATGAGCCAGTTCTCTACATATAGTTGATTTACCAGTGCCACTACCAGCAGCTATACATACCATCTGTTGTTTATGAAAACCTTTGGTAAAGGTATCAAGTTGTGGAAATGGAAAAGGACAGATACTGTTGGTACCTTTCTTTGTCAGTTCCTGCCAGAGGTTACTGGCATTAAGTATTCCATCTGGTCTAACAGGTGTTGCCCTGAATAAGAGATCTCTAAGTTCTTCCCCTTCTCCATTGAGGAGCATTTCATTAGCATCCTTTCTTGGTAATCTACATATAGCTGCCTTGCCAGGAGGTAAGATTTTAATTGCTTTTTCGGCAGCAACCATACCAGGCTCGTCACTATCGAAGCACAGAACTATGCGTACAAATTGAGATAACCATTTTAAATTTGCTGCTATATATTTATTAGCTGACTGTGAACCAGAAGGCAAACTAACCACAGGAAACTTGTTACCCTGAGCCTGTGAAACAGACATGCAATCTATCTCACCTTCAGTGATAGTGACAAACATCTTACCTGTAGTATGCTGTCTCCATAGCTTCTGACCCCATAGCTGTAGGTTGCTGACATCACCCAACCATATAAATCTTTTATTTTGATAGCGTATATGTTGTGCAGATGGTCTTCCTAAATTATCTTCATAGGTTGCCACTTGCACAGGTACTCCATTATGTTCTGTAATCCCATAATTAAATAGTTCACATGTCTCCTGTGTTATGCCACGTTTTGGTAATGCTTTTGGTGTAACAAATTTCAGTAATGGTTTCTTCACAGTCTTAATAAAACTTTTTCTAGGTCTTTCTTTTGGTGGGTGATAGGTATAGCTACAGCCGAAACAGAAACCATGTCCGTCATCATAAATAGCCATATTATCCTTACTGCCACACTCAGGGCAGCTTGTCTTCCTTACATAATTGCTCTTGTTCTTCATACCAGTCTCTGGGAATAGAGCCATGACTCCAGAGAAACCCATGCTTGGTAGCCCAAGCACCATAGGTTATACTTCTTTTGCCACGACTCAATTTTGTTTTACTATTCTGAAAACAGAATCGTATATCTAAGTCGGGTCTTTGCGTCTTAATCGCAATATGTTTTCTGCGGTCCTCTTTTGAGAAGAAGCCCTTAGTTTCAATACAGATGCCGTTGTCAAGGATGAAATCAGGCTTATAAGTGCAACTGATTTGGTAGTCAATATCGAGTGTTTCATAAGAGAATTGAACTTTGTCTGCTTGTAATGTTGCTGCAATACCAGCTTCAAACTTACTTCTAAAATTCGTCCCCTGCTGCAACTGTTTCAAAGCCTTGGACTTTGGTAGTTTCTTCTTGGGTTGCTTCTTCTGTTTCAAAGCCATAGCCTTGTGCTGTTTTATTGTATTCGACATGGTTATGAATGATTACAGCTTCTGGTTGAATCTTAATACCAACACCAAAGCTAGGATTTTCCCAACCACTGCAACGCATATTGACTTGTCCAGTTGTACCTGGACCACACTTGTTTACCTTCTCCTTCTGATCCTCTGACATAGGAGAACCATCAGCATTAAATAAAACAGGTGGTCTTTGTTTCCATTGCGTACCATCTGCCCTGATACCACCACCTTTCATCTTGGTCTTTACTCTAAAGTATGGCTTGCCATCTATCTCTTCAAAACCAAAAGGCAAAGGTGCAAGCTTGTACTTTTTGTTAGGGTTAGCAATCTTAAGTTGTGACTTCCATCTGTCTAACAAACCATTAAGTTGTTCCTCAATGTCCTGTGACTTTTCTGGATCTATAAGACATTCAACTTGCCATATACCAGAAGCATCAAACTTGGTATCGGGTTCAACTAACCAAGCAAATTGAAAAAGACATACGGGTGATGTGATGTTAAGAATTTCTGATTTAATCATTTGGAAATTTCTGTTGTAGTTTCTTTTATATTCGTCCTTGTTGGACGTAAATTTGATATTATCGTACATTTTTCACCTGTCATCCTTTATTTCTAACTGAACACATATAGTGCGTCTAACACTTCACAGACATTAAAGTCTCCTAAATCTGGTGGTGTCGGTAGTTTTTGTGGTTTGTCCAACTGGATAACAGACTGACCGTATAGATCATCTAATACATTGGACGTGTACATTTCGACAAAGGATTGTTTTACACAGGAAATAAATTCTTCTATATCAGCAGCAGTAGATCCAAAACAATCATGAATAGTCGTGAAGTTTTTTAATCCCCTCTGATGACTTTTCTCGAGTGCTAAATGTACATTAGCAGCGTCAAGACTATGAACAAAGTTAGCAGCAAAACTTCTTGTAGATTTATTACTATTCACCTCGTCAGTCTCTTCATTAAGTGACAATCTTACAGTGCTAGTGCCTATTTTAGTCTTTATTTGTTTACTATTTTGTAAATAATAATTCTGATTAACATAAAACTTAGAGGGTGTATTCCACTTCATTGTTTTATGTTCATTACCATAACATTTAGCAATGTCTGTTAAATATTTCATAATGATTGATGACTTTGGACATACTTTCTTCACAGTCTGAACAATTTTTCTGGCTAGAAAATAATTATGTTCAAAGCTATCTTTCTCCCAAGGTAGATCTACATCATGTTTATATAAATATTCTCTGATTGCTTTTGTAATACCAAATAACGTACCACTATATGGAATAACCATTACTGGTTTTTTAACCAGCTTTCTTGTTATAACTTCTTTATTATGAAACCATTCAACAGCTAACAGGTCTTCACTATCAGCTAACTCTGTCAGTAGTTCTGCCCTTACTTCATCATATAGATCCTGTACTTCATCAGACTTAATAAGATTTACCCTAGCTGCAAGGTCTTGATCACAGGTCATGGCAGCAAAGTGTTGATACCCATTATTAGTGCCGTCCAACAGGACAGGATGTTTTGATATATACCCATAGCCTTGCTGTTGTAGTTCAAACCACTCAAGACACCAGGCCACAAACTGAAATGGTTCATCTGCCTTGCTCCATATACTGACAGTTGCTTCTGGATTAGTAGCCACCTGATCAGCCAAAGCAAAGCCTTCAGTATTGGCCCATTCAATTCTTTCCTCATAACTACTTTTACTAAGACCCCAGTTATTAGCACCTGCTATACCTAACCAATTCTTAGCTGTCTCATTCTTAATAGCTGCACCATTATGAAATCTATGTAAGGCTCTGGATAAATCATTACCCTGTGGATTGAAAACAGCAGCCACTGGATAAATCCTACCTGTAAAATCTGCTTGCCATACATGATAGAAAGGAGCATCTTTGTAATAAAGGGCTGTATCAAGCAGAGTCAGACATTGAAACCTCCTCATCCTATCGTGTGCATTTTGATCATGGATCAAACTAGCTGCCTTTCTCCACTTCAGTCTTGCATCCTCATTGGTATCAATATCAAATGGTTTCGGTGGTAGTGTTAATGTTTCAGCATCTATCAAACACCCCACTTCTATACTTCTATCCCAACAGCTTTGAGCAATTTCAAGAACACTTGTATTTACTTCCCATTGGGTATTCTGTAGACAATTTAATGCTTGAAAAAACGCTGTTGGTTTCTTTTCTGATACTTCTTGCAAGTAAGAGAGATCCCTGCTCTTAATAGCTTTAATATGTTGCAGTCTCTTGGTATGAAAACCGCCATCAGTAGTGCTTAACCATTCAATAGGTTGTTCTACACAAGGCATATATATTGGATAGCTTGCAAACCTATTGACCCTCTGTCTCTTCATCCATTCGTTAATACTTTCCGTAAACTCCACATAGTTTTGTGTAGTCCTACCCATTCTTTTAGATACAACCTTAACCATACCCAACGTATTGATTAATAGATCCAATAGTTTCGTACCTATGCGTAGCTTCTCTTCCTTAGCCCAGTTCTTAAAAACAAACCCCTGATTTCTCATGTGGCCTATCATCATATTGCGTCTATATCTTGGATGAGTTGTATCGGTAATATGTTTTTTAACAGCAGTAAAATGTCTTTTGTCTTCCTCTTCAAAGACACTGAACCGCATTTCATCTTCCAACAAATGACCTGTTTGAATAGCTATCTGCGTAGCTGTATTACCCTGTGATGCACCATCAATGATTGCCTTGAAAGCAATAAAGGCTACGACATCTACATCAGGAAATTCTGACAACTTAACAGCAGCAATAGCCTTTGGTCCTGGTTTCCCCCTCCAAGCCCTATTAATAAATTGCTGTATGGATTTAGAAAAAGGTGCAAGACCAGCAGCGATCATGCTTCTGGCATAATCATTCTCTGATTCTCTACCCTTTTGAATATTTAACTGGACTTTTCTTTGCCTTGAAGCATAGCCCCGATCAAGCATTTCCTTCTCGACTTCTTCCTGCTTGCTCATAAATAACTCCTTGTTTTAATTAACAATTTGAGTTACTTACTGCTACCCTTTCAGAGTGGTGCGAGTGGCCGGACTCGAACCGGCACGACCATTACAGTCTCTGGATTTTAAGTCTATTTAATCCGCAGATAAAACAAAGACTTAAATATAAATTCGTAGGTAACAGTAAGCATCTCATCAACATCACCTAAGAATCCAGT